AGAAAAACTATCTAGGTAACGGAAAAGTTTTTTGGACTGATAATAAAATAACATTAGCAGAAAAGAAAGCTGAATCACCATTCTAATTAACAGCCCTTCGGGGCTTTTTAACCTAAACTAAAATGAATAAATACACTAAACAATTAGGATTAACTAATCCTGAGATAATCGAACAAACTCAAAGAGCCTTAATGATGTTTGTAGCCTTAGCAAAAGTACAGAATCAAGCATATACTCAATTTATAGGAATGTTTAAGCATGAGGAAAAGCAACGCTTTAATGAGCTTATAAGAGCATCTGAATCATTTGCTAAAACAGTAAGAGCTAACATGGATGATAAAAGTATTGAAGCTACTAATCAACTTGAAGATTATTTCATGGAGTTCTGTTTTAGTTTGATTCAGGGTAAGGAATTGAAATACATTATAAAAGATTAATATTATGCTAACAATTACAAACGAAGATAATATGGAGCTAATGGCTCGTTATCCTGACAACTATTTTGATTTAGCTATTGTTGACCCACCATATGGCTTAGGTAAAGCAGTTGTTAACAGCGGTGGTCGTTTTAAGAGATATGAAAATAAAAACGGCAACTGGGATATAAACACTCCAAACGATGAATATTTTAGGGAGTTGTTTAGAGTTTCAAAAGAGCAGATTATTTGGGGCGGGAATTATTTTAATCTACCACCGAACAAGTGTTTTTTAATTTGGGACAAAGGACAACCTGAAGCGATAAGTTTTGCAATGGCAGAGTACGCTTGGTGTTCATTTGATAAGGTTGCTCAAATATTTAAAAAGAGAACGCAAGGCCAAGAAGAGAGATTTCACCCAACACAAAAACCAATTCAGTTATATAAATTTATTTTAGATAAATACGCTAAACCAAACGATAAAATCCTAGACACCCACTTAGGTAGCGGAAGTATAGCAATAGCCTGTCATGATTACGGATTTGATTTAACAGCGTGTGAATTAGATAAAGAATACTATGACAAAGCAATGCAAAGAATTAATAACCATATAAGTCAAACTAAACTATTTTAGATTATGAAAAAACTACACTCAGCCATAATCGAATACAAACGACTAAAAAAGCAAGGCTTTCCAAACGTAACCTTAGCTTATAACTTCTTATCTAATCGCTACTGGGTTAGTGTGTTTAGTCATAAGTTGATTGAAAGTAGGTTTAGTAAAAGTCATGAAGTTATAATAACGGGTTGAAATTAAAACAACCCTTTATACTTCTTATATAAAGAAAAATAAAATGATGAAAATATTTTTGAAAATCACGAAGTCAACCCGTTGTCCCGTTGTACTCGTTGATACTCTAAGAATACAACCCGTTATATAAAGCGTTATTAAAGCGTTTAACCCGTTGTAATTATTTAGAATGATTATAAATATTGAAATTATTTGCTTTTTAACTTGACATTTTGTAATTTTGTAAACTTGCATGGTGGTGCAAAAACAATTAAAAAAGACATTTACCCTAATGCCTAGTAGTGCCACCACACGAACGGCTTAGGGTTTTTTATTGTATGGTAACTATATTTAAAAATCTTTCACAAACTAATACTCCGTTTTATCGAGATATTAGCATCATACTAGATAGGATAAAAAATGGTACATCAAAAGAAATAGTTTTAAAAGTTAGAACTGCTAAAGATGAAACTGAAGCTAACCAAATAAAAAAAACTTTACCATCTATTTGCTTTTGTGGTACTTTTAAAAATAGAGCTGATAATTCAATAATTGAACATTCTGGTTTTATATGCCTTGATTTTGATAAATATGAAAATAAAGAAATACTTTTAGAAGATAGGGAAAAATTAATAAAGAATAAATATACTTATGCTTTATTTATTAGCCCATCTGGAAACGGTTTAAAGGTTATTGTTAAGATACCAAAGGATATTGAGAATCACAAAATGTACTTTGATGCTTTAGAAAAGTATTATAATAACTCACATTTTGATACTACTTCTAAAAATATTAGCCGTATTTGTTTTGAATCTTATGATGAATATTTATTTATAAATGAAAGCTCTATCGAATGGACTGAAAAATTAGAAGTTCAAAACTTTGATTATAGAGATAAAGCCCCAACAATTAAACTAGAAAATGAATCTGAAATAATTAAAAGATTATGGACTTGGTTTATTAAAGAACATAGCATTTCTAAAGGTCAAAGGAATCATAATTTATTTATATTAGTTAGTGCATTTTCTGATTATGGTATTTCAGATATTGAAGCTAGTAGATTTTGCAGACAGTTTATAGAAAAGGATTTTTCAGAAAATGAGATTGATAGGGTTATTCGTTCGGCTTATTCTAAAGGTAAGGCTAACTTTGGAATGAAATACTTTGAAGATATTGAAACACTTAAATCTGTTAAGAAACAAATAAAAGCTGGTACATCATTTAAAGAGATAAAAGAAAACTTACCTAATTTAGATGATAGTGTTTTAAATGAAATTAAAGAAGAAGTTACTAGTACTGATTTTTGGTATATTAACAAAAATGGCAAAGTAATTATAGATAATTATAATTATAAGAAATGGTTAGAAGCGTTTGGTTTTTATAAATATTATCCAGATGGTTCTGATAATTTTATCTTTATTAAAGTTACAAATAACTTAATTGATAATACTTCTGAAGTTAAAATAAAAGACTTTGTTTTATCTGAGTTACTTAAACTTAATGAACATAAAGTATATGAGTTAATGGCTGGTAGCCCTAAGTATTTTAAAGATGATTATCTTAATATATTAGATGAAACTAAGATACTTTTTAAAGAAGATACTATTGACAAGGCTTATATCTATTTTAGAAATGGTGCAGTTGAGGTTAGTAAAGATAGTATTAATATTATTGATTATCTTAATCTAGATGGTTTTGTATGGAAAAAACACATTATTGATTTTGACTTTGAATTAACAGGTGAATATGATTGTGATTTTAGTAAGTTTATTGAATTAGTATCTAATAAAGATGAAAATAAAATCAACTCTTTATGTTCAACTCTTGGTTATTTAATGCACTCATTTAAGACATCAGCAAACAATAAAGCTGTTATATTAAATGATGAAACAATATCAGAAAATCCTAATGGCGGTAGCGGTAAAGGTATATTTTGGAATGCTTTAAGTAAAGTTAAAAGAGTATCAGATATTAATGGTAAATCATTTAGCTTTGAAAAATCATTTCCTTATCAAACTGTTTCAGCAGATACTCAGATTTTAGTATTTGACGATGTACAAAAAAACTTTAAATTTGAAAATCTATTTAGTATTATTACTGAGGGAATAACACTTGAAAAGAAAAATAAAGATGCTATTAAGATACCAGTGTCTAAAAGCCCTAAAATAATTATCACAACAAATTATACTATTGGCGGTGTAGGTGGCTCATTTGAAAGGCGTAAATGGGAAATAGAGTTTAGTGCTTATTTCAGTTCAAAACACACACCGCTTAATGAATTTGGTAGAATGTTATTTGATGAGTGGGATAAAAAAGAATGGCTTAACTTTTATAATTATATGCTGTTATGTTTACAAATGTATTTGATAAATGGATTAATAGCTTATGACTTTAAAAACTTAGATATTAGAAAGTTCATCAAGGAAACATCATTTGAATTTTATGAGTGGGCTAATTCTGAAAACATAAAAGAAAATGAAAGATTAACTAAAGGTATTATTTATGAAAGTTTTTTAACTGAATATCCAGACTGGAGAAAGTTTAATTTATCACAGCGTAAATTCTGGAGCTGGGTTGATAAGTATGTTGAGTTTAATAAATTAGAAATGATTAAAGGTCAGGATTCAATGGGACAAAGATATATAGAAATAATCAATAATAATAAAGACAATGAGTTATGAAAAACACAATTAAAGTACTAACAGACCTTAAATTGAATCTAGACTGCCTTAAGACTAAGATGCCAAAGGATTATGTACCTAGAACTACTTACACAGATAAGACTGCAAACGGCTTAACAAAGTGTATAGTAGACTGGATTAATCTTAATGGCTATCAAGCTGAACGAATATCAACTACTGGTCGTTATATTGATAACTCTAAAGTTGTTACTGATATACTAGGTAGGACAAAAAAGATAGGTGGTGGCAAATATATCAAAGGCTCAGGCACTAAAGGGAGTGCAGATATTTCAGCAACTATAAAAGGTAAATCAATTAAGATTGAAGTAAAGATAGGTGCAGATAGGCAAAGCGAACATCAAAAGGAATATCAACAAAAGATTGAACAAGCTGGGGGTGTTTACTTTATTGCTAAAGACTTTGATAGTTTTATTGAGTTTTATAATAAAATTTAACATTTTAAATGATTAGCTGTTATATGCCTTTACATATAAAATATTATTTATTAACAAAATTATATGCAGTAACGTATAACGGTTCGCAGCTATGCGCTCGTTTTAATGGCGCATAGGTAGTTAATTTTAAAATAACAAATATGAAAGTTGAAAATAATAAACTGCAATTAAATATTGAATTTGGATTTAGCTCAAAAGCTAGTGATATTGATAACTGCGTAAAAGGGTTGGCAGATTGTCTAGTAAAAAAATACGGTGTTGA